TTAATAGACAATGGGTTATAAGCACTATCAATAACATTCTGTCCACCGCCGGTTTGACTTGGAATCCTTCGTTGATGTATTTCATTTTTAACTCTTTCAACAAACGCCATGGCCATGTGGCTTGGCATGTTACCAACGTCAATGTGGAATACTCGTCTTTCTGGAGCACGTTGTATGCGATAGATAAGAATAGCATCTTCTAATAATTCTTTTTGCTTGTAAACTTTGAAGATGTTCTCTAATAAGCTGTTACCAAATGGGTAATTATTATCTAGACCTTCGCTTAATGACAGATGTATAATGTGTTCTGCGTTAATTGCGTATTCTGTTTCAGTAGTACCAAAACGGTTGCCGCTTGAACTGCTGGGATAGTTACTTGATGAACCTCTACCTGCACCGCTAGGTTGTAAATAACTTGCGCCGCCACCGATACCGCTGGTTGTGTTTCTAGGATTAAGATTAGGAGTGATTTGTGTAGCAACTAGACTTTCAAAGTTAGGTGCTAGATCTTTGATAACATACTGCTCAGGTTTACGACCTTCGCTTTCGTTTACAATAATTTTAACAATCTTGCTAGGATCAACATAAGACCATTTTTGATTTTCTGGATCACGAATAAAAACAGCATCACCGTATTTGAATACATTACGGATAATACGGAATATACGAGTGTCAAACTTTTGTAGTTTGCACCATTGTTGCATATATTCGCCTAGAATCTTAATTTCTGTGTTGGTAGCACGATGTCTCCAACCTACACTAAATGGTGTTTTACCGTCTTTTAATTTTTGTGTACAAAACTCTGCTAAAATATCTAATGCCGCATTAACTTCTGGATCGCTGTCCATTACTTCATATTGCTGATAACGCTCGATACGATTTGGACTACCTGAGTAAACATCAGGCAAATAGCTACTATAGTTTGTTTTAGCAGGCCCTGCCTTGCTAGACGACGAAGATCCCGATATCGGACTAAGTGATGTACCTGTTGGTACTGGTGTAAAGTACTTTTTCCAGCTCATATTTTTAAGATCTCATAGTAACGTTTGGATCAAGACGTTTAGTGGCTCTGACTTGTTTATCTGTAGAGTTAACTAAGTCAGATAAATGTGACACATTAAGTCCCATAGTACTATTTAACTGTTCTAATAAGTCTTTGAGGTCATCTAGAGTAGCTGTGCCAGCTAGTGCAGTTTCGTTTGGACGTTGATTGTTGTTATCTGTTGTTGTGTTTTGCTGTGCGGCTTCACGCTTTCTATTTTCTTCTTGTCTTTGTGTTTCTATTCTAGCTTGACTGATTTCAGCTGGAATAGTTCTTGACATTTCGCTAGTTCTGTTTTGTTGTGCGCTGGGAATAACGCTAGCCAAATTACTAAACGATGTTCTAACAGTTTCGCCAAACTTTGGAATCTCTGTTTGTAGTCCTTTAAACAATCCATCAAACACACTGGCAAAATCTACAGACGGAACTGTATCTTTTGTTGCTGTATCAGCTGTTGAAAACTTTGAAATAGCTTCAGCAATACGAGCATTTTGTTCAATCACTTGATCGCTAAACATAATCGATGACTGATCGGCAGGATTTTTACTTGGAGCATTGGCAGAGCTAATACTAGTTTGTATATTTTTAAACATGTCTGCAAACAAATCAATACCGCTAGATGTGCCTGATGTTCCTTGATTTACCTGCATACTACGTAACACGCTAGTGAACTCCGGAGGCATTTGAGTTTTAGCTGACTCTGCAACGTTTCTTGCAAAATTATCCAACTGTGTAGGAGTAAAAACTGTTTCGCCGGCTTCAACGCTAGCAAAAATATCTGTAGGTTCTCTTAACTGTCCCGTTTTCCCTAGGGTACCTGTATCTCGTTTTACAGCTTCTTTAATATCTTTTAGGTTAGGAAACATTTCTTTTATGTTTTCAAAGAAACTTTTAAATCCTGGCACTACAGAATCAAGTATTCCGCCACCTACAATTTTACCAATATCAAGTGTCGCTTCGGCAGCTTCTTTAAACCCTTGTTTAATTAAGCCAGGTAAGTCGCCACCAGGTGTGTCATTATTAATAGACTTGACTAATTCTTGTAAACTGTTTGCTCCAAATCTATCTACAAAAGACGACTTAACGCCATCCTGCATTTTTACATTTCTAGTTTTTTCAATCAGTGCATCTACTGTTGGACCTCTTCCTAAACTATTGTTAGAAGCTTCAATAATTTGTGCAGATACTACATAGGCATCTTTTAATCTATTCTGTGCTTGTATTGCTAACTCAGTAGTTTTAGCACCTTCAACATCTTTTCCGTCTTTATCTTTCCCGCGCTGGGCGAGATCAACTCGTTTGGCGGCGGCTTCGGCCGCTTCTTGATCTGTTAGTGTTTTGCCGCTGTCTAGTGCTTCTCTACGTACAGCATTTAACGATTCAGCATAATTTTTAGCGGCAATATATTGTTCGCCGGCAGCGTCTGCAACAACGCCCTGTCCTTTTACAACTAGTGCTAGATAACTGTCTTGTTGTATTCTTGTAGCAACGGCGGCTTGAGCATTTTGCATTAACATACCGGCAGCATCACGCTGTTCTTTAGTACGTGCATCGCGTGTAGCATTCATAGCTTCACGTAATTGTGTACCGGCTGGTCCGAGAGCGTTCATTTGAGCAATAGCTTTTTCGCTTAATGCTTGTCCAGTAAATAATTCTTTGCCTAGTTTGTCTAATCCCACACCTTGTAAGTTAGCACTGGCTTTTTTGTAATCATCGGCTACTTGAGTCCCGCCTTTTCTTATTTCAATTTCAAAAGCCGCTTGTAATCGAGCATCTCGTTGCTGGGCTTGTAGTGCTTCCATTTGATCTCGACGACTTACACCTGTTAGCTGGGCAACTTTATCCATTTCAACTGCCAGTTCTTCTGCGGCTTGGCGAGCTTTATAGCTAGATTGTTGATCATTAGCAGTATCAAAGCGTTTACCAGTAACGCTTAATGCTAGTACTTCGTTAAATTCTTTAGTGCTATACCCTAACTTGGTTAATCTATCAGCAGCCTCACTTCTTGAAAAATCGTCGGATAATCTGTTAAAGGCCTTAGCGCCTTCAGTCATTGATCCACCTAGACTAGTAAGTCCTAGTTTAGCACGACCAATAACATCAGTGTATTCATCAGTGCCTAATCGTGTCTTAGCAATACTAGTTCTTAAGCCAACAGAATCATTATTAAAACCAATACCTATATCCGAGCTTGCTCTCCAAACGTCAGCAGTTTCATCGATCAGCTTTCTCATGCTAGAAAGCCCGCCGGTGGCGATAGTTACAGCCTGTTGCATATCAAAACCCCTGGCACTAGCGGGTGGTGTGCGATTCTGATTGTTTTCTTTGAGCAGTTTTTTCAACTGATCTTCGGTCATCGTTACTGTGGGTTTATTTGGATCTGGATCTGCCATTTATTTTTCCAAGAAATATGCGTATATAAATACACTGTATAATATTTATCCGGAGATAAACAATGGCCAATAACCCATTACAACAGTATTTTAGACAACCCAAGGTATTTGTATCATTGCCTAGTCAAGGTGTTTACAACGATCCTACAGCTATTACAGGCGATCTTACTCACATGCCAGTATATGGTATGACTGGCATGGATGAGATCATGTTAAAAACTCCGGATGCTCTGATAACAGGCGAAAGTACTGTGAGAGTAATTGAAAGTTGTTGTCCAAACGTTAAAGATGGATGGGCTGTAAGCAACCTAGACGTAGATGCACTGCTAGTAGGAATTCGTGTTGCTACTTATGGCAATACTATGACTATGGTACATGTGTGTGAGAAATGTGATACTGAAAACAATTACGATCTTGATGTTACTAAATTCCTAGATCATTTTAGTCAATGTCAGTTTGAGTCAAGTGTCACACTTGGTGATCTAACTATTCGGATTCGCCCTCTTGATTACAGACAAGTAACTGATTTTAATCTAGCACAATTTGCGTTGCAAAAACGATTAATACAAGCTAGCGCATTAGAAAACGAAGAAGAAAAAAATAAACTAATTGGTGAGATTTATCGAGATTTAGGACTTCTTCAAAATAAAGTAATCATTGCAGGCATTGAACAAGTAGAATTACCTAGTGGACAAGTAGTTACTGAGTCAGAGTTTATTACCGAGTGGATTGAAAATGCTGATAAAACTGTGTTTGATACTGTCCGTACGCAAGTGACTAAAAACAGCGAAGTGTGGCGCATACCAACTACGCATGTTAAGTGTGATAGTTGCGATGCAGAAAATTCATTTAATGTTGATTTGGATCAAGCAAGTTTTTTCGCCGCCGCCTAACAAGACTTTCTAATCAGCAAATTGAAGACTTGCTTGTTAGGCTTGAAAAAGATGCAATACAATATAAAACAGAGCTGTTTAGAATAAGTTGGTTTATGCGCGGAGGCGTAAATATCAACGATTTACTGCATACTTACTCTGCTGAAGATATAAAAATCATGGGCGATATTATTAAAGAAAATATCGAAACTACCAAAGCATCACAAATGGCTATTATTTAATAGGCCCGCGGTAGTCTTCACCTTGGTCTAGTTTGTCACCAACTTTATGTGCAAATCTATCTCCTACCCCCCAACTCGATCTATTACCATATTGATCGTAAGCCTGAACAGTTCCGCCGCTAAAGTCTTTACTAGTGGAACTTTTTTCAATGTCATCTTTAGCACTAGGTTTGCCGGCAATACCGCCTGCGACCCCATCTTTGCCTTTGATAGTTCCGTCAATCTTAGCCTGCGCTTCTGGACTAACTTCTTTAAGTTTCCAAGCTTCGACAATCCTACCAAAACTTTCATTCCACACCCAAACTACGCTAGGATCGATAATGTAAATCACGAACCATGCCAGTGCTTCTTGACCTTCTTTGGTCGCTAGATATTTTTGTAACCAAATAATACCAACTTCAGTAGCAATGGCAAACATGATAGCTGGACCGCCAAGAGCACCTAAAGTTGCGCCCGAAGCCACTGCGGTACCTGCACGTACAAACCATTTGACAAATGGCAATACCCTTAGTAAGGCCATAAGTTTGACAACGCCGCCTGCGGCCAATATTGATGCAACCATCTTTTCGTACTGTTGGCGAATTGCGGCATCACCGTCTTCAGCACTGATCTGCTTGCTCTTAACTAGACCTTGAATTGCTATTTTTTGCTGCCATAATACCACAGCAATATCATAGTATCCCAGCAATTTAATTACACGAAGGAATGTGCCAGCGCCTTTGGCCAAACGACTAGTCACAACTTCCCCTTGTATGTTGTGGGCTATAATGTATTTGTCAATTAGTTTTGCAGTTTTACCCGCGGCAAAACCTACATTATAAGCGGCGTCTTCAGCGATTACTTCATATATCTTCATTTAGGGAATCCTCTAAGAATATTTATCTACTTTAAAGATGAACTACGTTCATCTGCTCTTCGCTTGCGCTCAAGCATATTCTCTTTTCTTTAATTATCAAGAACTATTAAGTGCGAAGCACTTAGATATTATCTAGATTGTTCAGTCACACTTTGCCCAGGCCGGGCAAAGAATTGACATTATCTGAGTTGCACGTATGTCACTTAGCGTTACAGCATTACAGTGGCGGTTGACCGATACCACGAGCTGAGTCTTTATTCAACGGCGGTTTGTGAGTATACGCTAACATACTGACAAACGTAGGGTTTTTCACCCTTCCTTGTGCCTTTTTAGTTTAAAACAGCAAAACCACGGCAATTCGCGATCATCGTCCTGTTAAGGATAGTTGCTGAGTACTCTGGCGGCTAGAGATTTCCGTCCCTCTTTTTATCGAGTTGTCATGGGCACAAGATATTAGCTAGTGCGAGCTATATTACCGCTAGGAGCCTATGATTTTAATATGTGTGAACCGTGTACACGAACAGCTATGTGTCCGTTGTAATAGTCCGTTGATTCAAGAACTTTGTGGGTGAATTGTTCTCTGGCCTCGATGTAAGAGCATTGCGCCTTGGATGTGCAGTAATATAGGATTTCTCTACTGAAGTTTTCTTTGCCTAGTGTTTCTATGTCTTTTGTCAACGCATCGCTGGAGCCATAATAATCTCTCCAATCGCTGTCGATCTTGCTACGAATTTTCTTCTTTTTCTTAGTTCCGTTCTTGAGCTTAACCACCCGGTAAGATGTTTTAGCGAACTTGGCTAATTTTTTGCCTATATACTTTCTGCCAGAGATGTCATTTGTTATCAAATATACGAAACCAACACATTCTTCGGGAAGTGTTTCAACAATTTCATTTTGATAAGTCCATGACATGCTTTAGTTAGCATTGGATCCCTTGGTAGCCTTGCGTTTTTGATTACGTGCCTTTAATTGTTCTTCTTTTTGGTCAGTCCATTCTCGGACCAATACTCTGCGCCGACTCAGCAATGTTCTAATCTCGCTCATTATCCTGCGCAGTTTTATAGCCGACACCTTCGTGCCTCTTCCTAACCATTCTTGATTAGCTTCAAAATACTCTCTAAACTTCTTTAAGAGTTCGGCATGCAACTCTTCGTCTTGGTGCATTACTCTGTAACCTCTAGATCATTGGCATATGACGTAAAGCCATTTTCTTTAATGACTTTAAGTACATTGTTCACACGACCGATTAGTTCATCTTTGTGCGATATCAAGAACACATTCTTTTTACGTTCACGGGCAATTTTCTTAAGTACAGCCAACGCACCTTCAACACCGGCGGCATCTAGCCCGTTGTCAATAAGCTCGTCAATGAACAGTAAATTAATACCTTGATATAGACTTTCCCACACGTCACGGAACGCCCAGCTCAACGACAAAATCAATCGATTGCGTTCGCCACGGCTCAAGTTATCAAAGTCTAGATCCTGCCCAAGTTGCATGATCTCAACGGTTAAATCGTTGAGGAATGTGACAGTATGCGGTAGTCCCATCTTGTCGAGATAGTAGGTCAATCTGTTATTGAGATAGGCTAAATTCTGATCAATGATCTTTTTCCGAATAAAGCTGTCTTTGCTGGTCAGCAACTTGAGCAGAAACTCTTGATGTTCTTTGAGACTGTTAAGCTCATTAACCTTGTCCCATGTGATTTCTTGTATGGCAGTATCAGTTANCTCATCAACTTGCTCTTGATAAGGATCAGTTTCTCCTGCTTTGATAGTCAACTGTGTTTCAAGAGTTTTTAAATTATTCTGATGTTTAAGTGCGGCTTCTACAGTATCGTAGTAAGTGTTGGGACGTTTTGCAATTTCGCCAATAGCCGTGATCTCTTTCATGATTTTAGCAAGGTCCGCGGCTACCTTGTTATTGTATTTGTTGGCTTCGTCTAAGTGCAGTTGAGCAGTAGTAGACATTTCTTCATGTTTGTGATCATGCAGTTCCTGTTCACAAGCGTGACATTTTTTGTCCTTCAACTTAGCAAGCTCGTCAGCGTATTTTTTTACGCTTCGCTCCGCTTGCGCTGTCGCGCTGTCTAACGTAGCCCGCTCCTTGTTTAGGCTTTTTAGCTTCTGCGAAGCTTCTTCGTAAACTTTGAGCTCGGCATGCTTGGCTAGCTCAGTATCAATATCAACACTTTCAAGTTCAATAATAGCACGACCGATTTTTTCAAGTTCTTGTTCGTGTTGGGTATTCCAAGCAGTTTGTCTAGTTAACAGACTATCAATGCTTATTTGAATTTTTTCGTTAGATTTTTTTGCCGCTTCGATATCAGCACTTTCTTGCATAACGCTATCTTTAGTTTGCCGAATCATTTCTTTTAGCGTTTCTGCCTTTTCTGACAGTAATGTGATACCTAAAAGTTGTTCAATAATTACCCTCTGATCATTTGCCCGCATTGATAAAAACGGTTCAGTATACGTGTTAAGAGCGACAATATGCTTGAACATATCGTGACTCATACCCAGCAAGTCATCTAAGTCTTTCTGGGTTTCACGCATATCGCCTTGTGCATCATCTGTTTCGTCTGTTTCTTGTTCTTGATCGTTTACATAGAACTTTAATATGTTAGGTTTGCGCCCACGCTCGATACGATAGTCAGTGCCATCTTTTTCAAATGCTAGAGTAACTAACATGCCTTTATTGTTAATCTTGTTAATAAGATTATCTTTTTTAATGTTAGTAAGCGCATTACCAAACAGAGAATAACTCAAGGCATTTACGATAGTAGTTTTACCAGTACCATTTCTACTGCCACTATCGTCTCCACCCTGGTCTAAGTTTTCGCCTAGTACCAGTGTTAAGTTTTCTTGTGCAAAATTAACTCCTTGAGTTTGGTTGCCTACACTCATAAAGTTACGTACAGTTAATTCCTTAATTTTTATCATAGGCTATTATAAATTGCTAAAAGTGTGTTCTTGTCAAATTGGTCGCTTTCAATATTAATGATTTGGCTACTTACAATTTGATCAACGCTTTCAAATGCTTGTATATCAATGTTAGTATTAATCTCAACGTCTTTGCGTTCTGTAATCAAAGTTAGTTCTCGGATATCATAATCAGATACAAACTTTTCTTTGATAAAACTTGCTTCCTCATACGAGATGTCAATATCTAGTGTAACACGTAAATGTTGCTTGGGCAAGATTAACGAGTCCGCTTCATCGATAAGCTGGCTTAATTTAACTGTGCGGAACGTTGGTTGCGCCGGCCAGCTATGGTATTCCGGAGTTCCATCCCATTCTAATATCATCATACCTCGTTCGTCATCCCATGCATCTGCATAGTTGTGCGGAAACGCATTGCCGATGTAAATCATATTTTGGCGTTGCTGTCGCTTGTGAAAATGCCCACTAAATCCTAACTCATAGTTTTGAAAACTATCTAATTGAATCTCTCCGTGGTCCGGCATTTGTACCATAGCGTTCATAAAGAAGCTGGGCAATTCAAAGTGGCCAAAGATATACTTGCCGCCCTTCTTGCCTATGCTTCGCCACTCTTCCCCAACGAGCCAAGGACATAAAGTAACGTCACCAATAGTAGTGGGCTCGTGTACCACAGTTATGCCAGGAATATACTTTCCGAATTCAACTGAGTGGATGTCCCGCTTATCTTTGTAGTAAAGATCATGATTGCCAGGAAAGAAATAAAACTTATCGAAAGCCTGTCCCAGTTTCTCAAGGGCTCTAAGACTATAGTCCATAGTAGTAATATTAAGACTGTTACGATTGTGATGCCAATCGCCCATAAAGATGCCAACATCACATCCCTCCTCTTTTGCTTTGGCAATATACCAATCTACAAAATCTTCACAATCTTGATTATGAGTTGAACTATTAGATTTTAATCCAAAATGTATGTCTGTAAAACATGCTACTTTTTTAAACAAATTACTCACTAGTAGTATCCTCGTTATGTCGTTTAAGAGCGGCCTCGTGTTCGCCTTGTCCCGTGCGTGAATATGACGGATTCATTCCATTCATTTCTAAAATATCGTCACGTATATTTTGATTACGTTTTTCCAGATTAATAACACGAACAAAGCTGTTAGTAACAGCCGCAGTAAAATAGGCAAACGGGTTATCTGATTTACTCTCATCAAACTGCAATCCAATTTGTGTTAACTGTAGAATGGCCTGGCCCTTCATTTCGTCATTGTATGTATAACCTCGAACGTTACCACGAGTTGCATATCGTTCGCATAGTTTAATCATCATGCGGGCTAGGGTGTTGGTAATAGTCCCAGCATCTTTGTCAAAGCGTCCAGTATCTAACGGTCCCTTCCAGTGACTCTTACCCACACAAACTAGTTCTTCAGTTTCATTAAACTTCCAATGTTGGAACGGTGGAAAATTAACTTTGTCCCGGTGATCAGCTAGACTTTTAGGGTTTTTCTTGCGTGTATTATTAAGCGGAATATGATCAAATGTCATGATTCTAAAGACTAAATCGTGCTTGTCAATCTTCTTATAGTCGATTTCGCAGTCAGCTTGTTTGACTTTTTCACCAGCCTTTTTGCGTGTTTGATAGTCCAAATCACCTATTCTTTTGGCTTGATTTCTTTTAGCTTCGGCTATCGTGCGTATGTTTATTTTGTCTGTACTTGGCAAAATAATGTCATATTGATGGTACTTTGGATCGGTAAATGAGCAATATGAACTCTTTGATCTATGTATTTCTAACAACATATCCTTGTTGTTTAGGTAGTTAACTTTAACTGTCATTTAATCATTCTCCGGATGTTGTATTATAAACTATGCACTTAATAAAGTCAAATAAATAGAGTATCAAATGGGGAAATCAATATGGCATCGAGTTTAACGCAATCAATATCTACAGCAACAACAGCAATCAGCGGAATTGGTACTGGTGTCGCTAGTTTGTCAAGATTAGCCAGTGCCGGACTAACAGGCGGAGCAGAAGCGGCAGGAGATATACTAGGTGCAGTTTCTATGTTTAGTGACCTCGGCAATGCCGACGATTGGCGTGTACGATTGAGCCTCCCATATTGGCCTAGTTTTAGAACTAGCCCAGTGTTAGCACCATTAAAAGATGCAGGCGGAATGGTATTTCCCTACACCCCAGAAGTGTCATTTTCGACAGCCGCAAAATATAGTGCAATTCCCACAACGCATAGTAATTATCAATTCCAGGCTTACGAGAACAGTGCTCCTGGGCAGATAACTATAACAGCTCCCATGAACGTTGAGGACTCTACTCAAGCATTATATTGGATCGCGGCATTACATTATTTCCGTAGCATAACAAAAATGTTTGCAGGCTTTGATCCTAAAGCAGGTAACCCTCCTCCTGTAATATTTTTAAACGGTTATGGTAGTTATGTTTTTAAAAACGTTCCCGTAGTAGTAACAAATTTTCAAACATCATTAGGAAAAGACTGTGATTATATCAGCTGTGATCCTAAAGCAAGTACAATGGCAATAGCCGGCGGTTTAGCAGACAGTATCGGAGGCTTGTCGGAAACTTTAGGATTAAGTAGTCTAAGTAGCCTTACAGATG